ATCCAAAATATCTCTGATGCCTCATCTGACTCATCTGACTCATCACCTAAATTTTCACAATCAATGTGTTTCACTCCAGTTACCCCCTACTTTGTATTCGCCGTCTAAAGGACAATTAAGATTGTAATAATCTCCAGCTTCTTTAATAGAATTAACTGCTATAATTCCTAAGTTATCTACATCCTCATGCCATGTCTCTATCTGCCATTCATCATGTACGTTAGCTACAAAGTGAGCATCAATACCATTAGATTTTATAGATTTATTAAGAATAATTAAAGCGCGTTTCATTATGATTGCACCCGCACCTTGGAGTAATGAATTGAGTGCTGCGTGAGAACTTCGTATAAATATTTTGCGACCGTCTAGTCCTGTGATGAATCCATTTTGTTCCGCCGTTCTTGTAATTCTATTTCTAAGAGACCTAAGTGTTGGGAGATTAGCAAAAAAAGATTGCTTAATTCGTTTACCTTCTGCTTTACTTCCGCCAACCACACTTCCAATTTTACCATCTCCTGCTCCGTAGAGGAGTGCATATATGAAAGTCTTTGCCTGATTTCTTGATTGCAATCCTGCCCTAGCCTGATTAGCTGTGTGAATATCGCCGTTGAGAATGTCATTAATAAACTCCTTATCATCAAGATAATGTGCTAGCATTCGTAATTCTAATCCACTGGCATCAACACCTACAAGTTTATAGCCGCGTGGTATTGTCCAGCAAGCCCTACACTCTTTGCCGTAGGGTGAAGATAGACTAGGTATTTGGGCCATGTTAGGATCTCTATGAGACATCCTACCAGTAATTGTACCGTTGCTAATAACTGAACCGTGAACCCGTTGCCCATCCAAAAATTTAAGCCATGACTGTACTTGTGCTATACGTTTTTGAAGCATAAGATATTTAGCTATAAGAGAAGCTTCTGGAATATTTTTTACAGTACCTAATATTTTTTCATCTACTTTAGGCTGGCCCGTGGGGGTGAAATGCTTGGGTCTCCAACCAAAATCCTGTAAATATTCTCCTATTTGCTGCCTTGATCCGAGATTAAATTCTTCTTCAGAAGTCCGAATAATTTTTTCTACACCACATTTTTTGAATTGATTATATTCATTTTCTGTCAACCTAGTTTGCTTGTCTTCGTCATCAACCCCAAGCTTTCTTAATATTCCTGCTGCGGTATGTTGTGGATATATATTTCTTTCATTTATTTTTGGTTTAAAAGTTTTATGTACTTCGGTTTCGGTTGAAGTGAGTTCATTTATAAAAGTTTCTAATAGTGAACGAGAAAGATCTTCATCTAACACAAAGCCATGCTCTCGTTGATTAGTTACAATTTTATATGTATCTGTCTCAAGGTTTACACTCTCTGAAGTAAAGCCCCGACTCTCACGCTTCAATGCTTCGTATACTTTATAATTTAAAATAACATCATGGGCGCAATAATTTAACATGTCCTCAGTAAATTTAGTATAGTCATTAAATTCAATCTTATGAAATTCAAGCTTGTACCCCCAAGATTCTAGACTATGGGAAGCCCTTGTAGGATTGAATAATCTTGAAAGGACAAGCGTGTCAACAAGTTTTTTATTTATTAAATTTACATTATAGAGCCTTCGTATTACTGGGATATCAAACCCTATGATATTATGTCCTATTAGTTTGTCGGCACTTTCAAGTAAAGTAATACCTTCTGCTATGTTGCTTGGTTTAAAATTGAATTGCTCTTGCGAATCTACATCTAATGCAGATATACAATATATTTTAGTTGGTTGCAAGCCATCTGTTTCAATATCAAATACTAAAGATTTCATAATTCAACCTCTTCGTTAGCATTAATAAATACTTCTTGAAGTCTACCTGTCTCTTTATTATATATTAAATGTGTAGCCATACCTACGTCACCTGTGTAGCGAGACTTCAATACACGTATATGGGTTGTATTAGCTTCTTCTGGATCGTCTGCTTGTTGGTCACGTTCTAATGCTATTACACAATCAGATAATTGTGCAATACTTTGTGACCCTCTAAGGTGTGATAGGCTAACTGAAATACCATTTTCATGTCCTCGATTACTATCGACACGGCGTAAGTGACTTACTAATATTAAACCTACTCCTGTTTCCTCGACAATACTTCTAAGCCTAGTCATTATATTATCAATTGCGCGGCGCTCATCGCCTTCAACCATTGCACTTACTAGCATATGTAGATGGTCTATTACTACCCACTTACATTCGCATCCTATTATTAAGAATCTAAGCTTACTAAAAATTTCATCAAGGTCTGTAATTCCAAAGTGACTATGAATCCAAACTCTATTTTTATTCTTTCCACTATACACGGCATCAAAATATTTATTTAATTCTTCTTGAGAGAAACGTTCTCGTACTTGATCAATATACAACCTAGCGTTAGCCTCGATAGAAAGTATACCGTCTACCGTCCGTCTCCAATCTTCTTCTAGAGCTATGATGCCCACGTTGTCCTTCGTTTGTGTAATAATCCAATGCTCTAATTCACGAGTAATACTAGACTTACCTAATCCTGTACCTCCCGTAAGTGTTACTAACTCACCACTACGCAGTCCATATAATTTATCATTTAATCCTGACCACGGATATGGCACACTTTCCCTATTCTTACGGTTATTAAATTGTTCTTTCTTTTCTGAAATATTTAAAACGCCAGACGGCGTATATAATTTTGCGCTCCACCAAGCATCCACATAAGATTGTATTCTAGCTGCTTTGAGCATTTCATTTGCATCTTTGAAATCATCAGGTAGAGAAAGAATTTTAGCTTTACCGGGTGTTAATAAACGTGCAACCTTCTTGGCTGCATCACGACCAGCTTTATCATTATCAAAATTTATAATAATATTATCAAATTTTTCTAGAAATTCTATTGAATTTTTTATATCTCTAACTGCTCCAGCAGCACCGCTCTTTAGCGAAACAACGGGCCATTTAGATCCTAATAATTCATACGCTGCCATTGCATCACATTCGCCTTCGACAAGAGTAATAAATTTACCTGAAGCTTTGAATATAGATTCTCCAAATAGACCAGTGCCTTGGGAGTTTCCGCGCCAAGTAAAATGTTTGTCAACCCCACGAATCTTATAACTTGTAATCTCTGAGGCTATATAGTAAGGATAAAAATGTCGTACAATTTCTCCATTAGAATTTGAAATTGATTTAACATTATATTTTTTAGCAGTATCTAAAGAAATTCCACGATCAGTCAAGGCAGCAAAGCTACCTTCAATATCATTGACTGAATTATTTTTATGTACTTTAAATTCTTTAATATTATCTTTTACTGATCCTCCTATAAGTTCTTGATAATTGTTAATCCTTGCATCGCAGCTAAAGCAATACGCAGATCCATCATCATTAATACTTGCGGCATCACTAGAACTACATAAGGGACACGGCTGATGGTATTTAACAAAAGCCAATAGTTTTCTCCTATAATTAAAAAGAGGCAGTTTACGGACATGCCGAGGTCATAATACTAAGGGCTGGTTAGCGTGTCAAGCTCTTCTATAGTTTCACTGTCCATGTGATCTCCTAACGTACTAAGCATTTCATCATCTAATTGCGAGTTTATTTTCTGACTTAATGTGATAGTGGCGGCTTGTAATATAGTTATCTTTTTAGTAAGTAAAGATATTTCTTGCTTACTTTCAACCAAACAAGCGAACGCCATCTTAGCCTCATCAGTAAACTTATTTACTGTATATTGCTTTCCATCGCGTGTATATATTATTTTATCAATATTCATAACTCATCTACTTCGGATTCTTCAAGTAATATATCAAACTCGTCACCGTCTCCTGAACTGAATTGAACTAAGTCAAGCACCTGTACAGCCTGTAATTCTAAACCCTTAAATGTCTGACCATTTCGTTCAACCGCCCAAGGCTTCGCCTGAACTTTTACCTTGGAACCATTACCTACCAAACAATCCAGCTCATTTTTATTCTTATCCATGAGCTTAGGTGCCCTCCGTATCATTCCATTAGTACCATTAACTAGACGTTTGATTGTTATCGTCGCGCCTTCGTCTTTGTCTTTAACAGTAATACCGTCAGCCCTTAACTGGTCGGCAATGCCATCATCTATTACTAAATCAATTGTATACTTTGGTTCAAACCTAGTATTTGGTGTAGTGATGGATGCCCAATATGCGATACCTTCATAAACCATAGGTTATTTTCTCCTGTGTTGGTTTCTTTCAAAAGCCGCAGCACTTTACCACAGCAATGACTTCATGTCAACCCCTTATCGACATAATTATAACATTAATATTCTGCAAGATAATTAATAAACTGAGGGAATTGATTGAATATAAATTCTTCTGTCAGGTGTCCAGACTCACCTTTATTTTCTAATATAAAATGAACGAACTTGTGCTTTGTTCTTTCATTAGGGCATGGACATCCAATGTGAAGAGCAAATATTTTAGCCCAGTAATCTTCAATTAAAACCTCATCTTTTTTGGTCGTCATCGTACACCTCACCATTCATTAGTTTTTCAAATTCAATAGTAGTTAATGAATCTATAAAATAATTATTATCAATACCTAGTTCGTCAGCCCTCTCTACTGCTCTATCTATGGCTGCATCAATAGCCCAATCTTTAAATAAATTACTCATTTTAATTCACGCAATATCACTATCATTTTATATCTCCTATGATATATTATCAAGCGCCCATCTGCGCCATTTTTTATCTTTATCTTCTTCCTGTTGATTCTTAACATCAATTACCCCCACACCAAAGACCACCTCGTATATTTTTTCACGGAACTCTGCGTACATACGAATACGATCTATAACCTCCGAGTCACTCCCCCATTCATTATAATTATAATCAGCATTTCCGCAAATGATTTTATAAATTTCTCTTTTAAATTCTTTATCAGTCATCACGTCCTCCTACGGTTTTTCTGCAAAAGCCAATTTTTAAATTGTATTAATTTAATCACTATCATTATCTTAAATATTAATAAATTAATCACCATTATTTTAAACTTAATTTTAATCACTATCATTTTCCATTCATAAAGTTTGGGGTTTCTCGGCGCGTCCACTCACTACCATTTAATATTCTATGAGCGGTACTTAATAAGTAAATCCAATAAATACTACCGTGCCACCATCTAGTAAAATGTCCCGACTGCAATCGGCTAGGTCATCACACCTATATTTTCCATATTCTCTATCGTATTCTCCGCGCCGATAAATCTTAATAGAATCAGTTCTACGCTTGAGAAATTCGCCACGCTTTACATCGCGTAATTCAATTGTTTTCATTACTTTATTCTCCCCAAGAAGCCATTAATATTATAAAAATCAGTGCGCCAATAATTAAAATTACTGCACGTATAAACATTTCGACTTCGCTCATTTCATGCGTCTTCCGTTTAATTAAAAAGTGTGAGCAGTTTTCTGACGTACTCAGGTCTTGATTGCTACTTATTATGCAGCTAATAAATATTCACGAATAGCTTCTGAGGCCCTGTCTGTCCTGCGTTGCTTTAATGCAATAACATTTTTAGCACTCGATGGCGCATGGGTAGACCAATCTGTAACTGCATTATATACAGCCCACTGAGTCTCCCCCATCGTTTTCTTATAAGTATTATTATACACATCATACAAGTAAGTTAATGTTTTGTTTTTTACATTAACTGGCCTGCCGTATTTGTAGATTT